TTATACGTATACCAATTTAACTGGTGAGCCTGAACTTAAAAAGGTATCGTCACTTGGAAAGTTATATTCTCGTGATATCGCATGTGATTTATTTAGCGCAATTACTGATAAAGAATTAAACATCCCTATTGAAGAGTTTCAGGATGCAACCTATAGAACATCATGGGTTCAATCCTCTAATGTCGATGGCTTTAGTGAGCCTTGGCCTTTAGTTATTGTTGGTGTCGCTATGGATGTGAATAAATACATAAGCGAAAATATACACGTAAAAAAAAAGGATACCTCGGAGGGTTAACCAAAAAGTATAATAGCGAACCCTTTGATTATTGGCATTGGTTTAAGTACGCAGTAACAAAAATGAGTATTCAGCCCTCAGAAGCATGGCGGCTGGACTTTGTTGAGTTGATGCAGTTAACAGACCAAGAAACAAATAAAAAGAGCGATATTTCCACAATGCTAAACTTCGAAAGAAAAGCAAACGGAGCCACTAACGAGTGGCTTAATGGCGGTGATCTATCTCAGAAAGTTTAATAATAGAGCTTGATGCTCGCACTGCAAAACTTGACGCTAAATTAAGAGCAACAGACAAGAAGCTAGACGAGTTGGCTGGCTCTGCTACAAAAGCAGATGGCAAACTGAATAAAATGGCATCAGGCGCGAAATCACTAGGTTCTGCTGTCGGTGTTGCTGCTGTTGCTGTTTCAGCGTTAACTGCTGGTACCATTGCGTTAATAAAGCAAACTACCGCATACGGAAGAGAGGTTAAGCTAGCTGCTAATCTATCCGGTATTGCAGTGGAAAAATTGCAGGCTATGGCGTTTGCAACTAGTACAGTTGGTATTGACATTGAAAAGCTCGGTGATATTTCAAAAGATACACGCGAGAAAATAGGCGATTTCTTAAATACTGGCGGCGGTGGATTCCAAGACTTTGTCGATGCCATGAAGCTAACAAAAGCCGAAGCTCGCTTGGTTGCTGATGAATTCGCTAATTTATCTGGTCCTGAAATACTTCAAGAAATGGTTACTAGAATGGAAGATGCTAATGTGTCTGCCGTTCAAATGTCGCACGCCCTTGAGGGTATGGCTTCAGACACCACTAACTTAATACCATTATTAAAAGATGGAGGTGAAGAGCTTGAACGACTAAGTAGCGCAATGGATGGTGTGACCGTTCCGTTAACTGATGGCGACCTTCAAAAGCTCGAGGATTTAGACGTTGCAATAAATCTTGCTGCAACATCAGCCACCAACCTAGCAAATAAAACACTAGTAAACCTTTCTGATTGGTTTATTAATGCTGCCAACGCTGCCTCTTTCTTCTTTGCATCATTAAACGAAGGATCGCGAGCCGACTTGCAAACAAGTTTATTGCCTGTTCTTGAGGGTATTACCGAGATAGAGGAGAAGCTTAAAACTGCTGGCGGCGCTGAAGAAGTGCGCCTTGGTCGGATGCTTGATAAATTAATAGCTGAGCGTGAAGAGATAACGAATGCATTAGCAATTCTTGACGAGAAAGCAATAGCGCCTGAGTTACAGGAAACAATTGTAAAAGATGATAATGGCGGTGGCGGGACTGGCACAGCAGACGAAAACGAAGCAGCTTTGCAGGCTATACGCGACAGGTTCAAAACTGAGGAAGAGCTATTAAAAGAAAAGCTTGATACAGAGCTAGCGCTTGTCGGTGAAAATCAAGAATTGCAACTACAATTGCTTAGCGAATTCGAGGAAAATAGCGCATTAATAAAGCTTGAGGCTAGAGAAAAAGAGCGGGCGGCCACGGAAAAGGAAGAGGCCAGAGCTAAAAAAGCGAAAGACAAGTTAGAGAAAGACAAAAAGAAATTAGATAAAGCAGAAGATAAAAACGCAAAAGACAACGCGAAAAGAGACGCTAAATTCGCCAACGATGCCATGTCATTAGCTTCGTTGGTTTTCGAGGACAACAAAGCTGTAAGCGCAGGTATTGCACTGGTCAACACATCAGAAGGTGTCACAAAAGCTCTTGCTGTTCAAGATTACGCAGGAGCGTCATTAACTGCTGCCATGGGTGCGGCACAAATATCAGCGATACTAGGCGCATCAAAGGGTGGTGGCAGTGTAGCGTCTACTAGTGGACCAAATCAGCAATCACAACCAGTGCAGCAGGATTTTCAGGCTGAGACAGCTGGCCTTGACCTTTCAAGCGCAACAGACAGTGGCTCAACATCAGGTGAAATAAGATTCGCTACAGATACGGGTGATCAACTAATAGACTTGTTGGCTGAAGGATTGAACAGAGGAAGAGAAGAGGGGAGGTTTACATAATGGCACAAGAAAAAGGTTTGTCGATATCAACCAGCAACGTGCTGATAGATGTAACGCCTGTAATAGTTGATTCAGGGATTGGCGAGGAGGCTGCTAACATATCAGATCCTGATCACTCCTTAAATTATACGTGTGGGTCTGCTGTTTCAAACTTCAGCGTTAGTTATGGTGCTCAATCAAATATTAGTTACGTTGGCATATCTGGGCATAACTCAGCGACACCAGCAAGTGCAACAATTCAGCTTTATGATGGCGCATTATTAATAGATAGCGTGGTGATTAGTCGTAATCATAATATCATGTTTACATTCCCTTCTATGTCATTCACAGACTTGAAGGTTGTGTTTATTACTAATCCTGTCACATATCAAATGACATTATCATTTATTGCAGCAGGGCAGCATTTAACTATTTTAACGGGTGAGCAATCAGGATATAAGCGAGCATGGTTAAATAGGCATACAACACAGAAGACAACAACAAACTTGCAGGTTGGTCCGGTAACAGGCACAAGAAAATCTAAAGCACTAAAAGGCACGTTAAGCTTGCCTAATGAGCTAGCTGTATTTGCTGAAGGTGATTGGCAAGATTTTATAGATTTCAGCTTTGAACAGCCTTTCTTTATTAAAGAGCAAGTAGAATTGCCTGAATCTAGCTATATTTGCTTCAATCCAATGCACGACACAAAATCTCACTCCCAAACAAGGGCGTTAGATGTTATCAGTTTAAAATTCACAGCGTATAACGGGTTATAGATGGCGACTTTTGAAGCAACTCAAGACATGAGAATGCAGGAACACCTTGAGGTTCTTGAGATAGACTTACCTGTAATTACCGGGGCATGCACAATTGGCGGTACTGGTGGTTTTGGTACTCCGTTGACTTGTGATCAAGCTTGGACTAATGAGTATAAAACCTATAAGTTCACCAATGAAAACTGTCCTGTTATTTTGCCGGGTAGTCCTTGGCGTTTAATAAAGCAAATAAACGAAACGGTAACAGAGTTAAAGCCGGGTGATGGCCTATCAAGTAGAGGCTCGTTGAAAATAACCTTTACTGATAACGAAGAACAAGATCCTAATGTTGGCGCTCCTGGTGTAACTGATATAGTTAAAAAACAAGGCACGTATTTCGGTAAACTAGCTGCAAGACAGATATTCGAAAACAAAAAAGTTAGACTAAAACTGTATCGCGTACAGCCTGACGGTAGCGTAGATTTAGTTAATGGCGCTCAAACCCGGCACTATGTTGCAGACTCATTTGTGGCAGGAAGCAAAGGAACGTGGACGCTTAACTGTAAGGACGTTTTATCATTAGCAAACCTAACTGAAAAAACTTGGCCTGTCGCAACAGAAAGCATATTACGCCTAGATATAGATGATTCAACAACAACTATACCCGTTGACGGAGATACGGACTATTCAAGCGCTTTTGCTGTACGTATTGGTGACGAGTTTCTAGAGGTTGTTAGTGTTACGGACAATCTTATGCCTACTGCATCGTTAACAGTAAAAACAAGAGGCTCAAGTATATTTGGCGCTGTATCAGGCGAGTTACTAACGAGAACTGTCGCTGACTCTCATAGCGCTGGCGATGAAGTTTTTATATGCAAGGTTTCCGATGATGAAACTATTGACAGTCTTTTAGCTAGAATACTTACTGATTCAGACTTTGATCCTTTATTAATACCTACTACCGAATGGGCTGACGAGGTGGCGGAATGGCATGCAAACGATAAAATAAACACGCTGCATAGTGAATCAAAGAGCGTTAATGAAGTACTTAAAGATATTCTAACAGGCTTTTTAATGGACCTGTGGTTTTCTACTACTGATAACCTAGCTAAATTATCAGCTATTAGCGTATGGAAGCAATCCTCATCGTTGATATCAGAAGGTAAAGAGATTAACGCATATTCAATAACTAAATCCCCTAACGAGTCGCTAAGAGCCTCTAGGGCGTTAGTTGTTTATGATAAAAGAAACTTGGCAGATGATGACAGTGTGGCAAGCTATAAAAAAGCCAGTCAGTTTGCGGATAATACAATAATAAGCGAGGCGCTGTATTCAAAGCACAAGGATAAAAAATTTAAGTTTAATGAGTTTATAGGCACAGATGCAGCCAATTTATTAGCACAAAGATATGTAAGCCGCTTTAAATTTACCCCGTTTATTAGGTCGTTTACTACTGACGAAAGGTATTTAACATTTAAAACTGGTGATGTTGTTGATATACGAACAACTGTTGATCAAGCGGCTGATGGTTCTTTGTCTAACAATATCCGATCACAGATAATTAGTATAACACCTGAATACAAAAAGACAGGCAGGTCTTACAAGGTTAAAGCAATCACTTACGAGGCGGCTTTTGAGGATAACTCAGAAATTGTTTTGGACTCCCCTTTGAGTGAATCTAACCTTTATATTCTTGCAGGCGCACCATCTCAACCAGTAACTATTACTTTTGTGTTAACAGCTTATTCATTTGGATCTACTGGGTTTCGTGCTGGCGCATTCCCTTCAGGCTCTAAGTTGATATTAATACTAGCTAACGGATTTGACGGGCAGGCAGTCGGCGGCAATGGTGGTGATGGCGAAAGTATAAACTATGATAATGAATTAAATCAGTGGTTAAGTGAAGGCTCAAATGGTGATGGCACCAATGGCGGCGTTGTTTATGACGCGCAAGGCGTTGATACCGACATATATTTTTCTGGCGCAACCCCTTCAG